TCCTAGTGGAGGCTCATTGTAATCTGCTCTTAGTTATACTTCTAGCTGTGCAGTTGTCAAGTGTTAACGTGCATTTCCAGAAATATCATAGACAAATTTGCCATTACGCATAGCTTTATTAATATCATCCATGTTGGCTTCAAAGTCTTTAGAAGACATTTTAGCTATATCAGACTCACGGATTTGTCCGTCAGACTCATCAGCATCTAATTTAGTCTTTGAAGTATTACTAACCATACCAGCTGCTGCTTTAGTATTAGCTTTCTTAGCTTGCTTGGTTAATCCCTTGTCGATCTTATAAAGATCAATAACTCTTACTACAGAACGAGCATCATCTGCATTTTCATATACAGCATCTTGAACCCACTTAGGTTGCTCTTCAGCCCAGTCATGGAAAGAATCAGATTCTTTTATATTTAAAAAGTCTGGGTGAGTTTCCATAATAGTAGCTTCAGCTGTTTTACGTACTGCGGTATCTTGTAACTCATCTAAATGTTGTAAGCGTGACTCAGCTTTACTAAACATTTCTTTAGCTTTTTTAGCTGCAATAGTTTCTACTATGCCAGCAACGTCAGGATATTCTTTAGACCAAGCTTCAATGTCTTCGTCAGACTTAGGTAGTACAACAGCCTCACCTTTCATACGAGCTTCAAGCTTACTGAATTGATCCTGCCATTCTTTTTCTTTCTCTGACATATGACGACGAAGATCACCATAACGTTTCTTAAAAGACTTTTCTTCACGGTTTAGGTCTGAGTCATCTTCCGATGCTTCACCTTCCGCTGTGGCTTCTTTTTGTTTGGGATCACTTGCATCCGATACTTCGGTTGCCTCAGATCCTTCGCCATCGGATTTTTCTTCGTACTCTTCTCCACGGGCCTCTGCCTCTAGTCGTGCTATTTCTTTTTCTTCAGCTTCCATAGCTGCACGTTTTTTAGTTTGGTTATATCCACGATCTACAAATCCTGCAATCTTTGGAGATTTTATTGTATTTAGTTCAGGCATAGTGTATTCCTTATGTTGGGGCCAGCAGTATTGCTAGGTAGCCTTATCGTTGTAGTATAGTTACTTCTTCTTCTTTTTGGTCTTCTTCTTAGGGCGAGCTATTAAGCCACCTTTGTTCATTGCGTCTTCATATCCATAATCTTCATCTTCATCAACTTGAATAGTAGGAGCTTCGTATGGTTTGATGGGCACATAACTCTCACGTTCCCCTGACTTTTCATAAACACTGCCTCGACCACCTTTTACAGAAGTACCAATAGTATTACTGCCATCATCAAAGGTATAGCTACTGCTACCGCCAGTACCTCCGCTTTTAGCCACTACCGCACCGCTACCAATGTTGCCATCGCCACTGCCTTCTGATGCCTTATTAGCTGCGTTGATGGCTGCTATTTCTGCTGCATCATCAATAACTTTTTGTTTAGGTGTTACTTCATCTTTAACTACAGTAGTAGTAGATGTTCCAGCTAAAGCTTTTTTAAATGCTGCGGCGTTCTTTGCTGCATCTTCTAAACTATCAAATCCTGCTTTTCTTGCTAGAGAACCTGCTCTACTTGTACCTGAGCTTAACCAATTACCTAACCAACTAGTTGCCATAGCTGGGGCGGTTTTAACATATTCCTCAATTTGAGCATCAATTGCATCCGCAGTTGTGTCATCACCCATTGCACGAGCAACAAGAGAAGTAGCACGAGCATTAGAAAGATCATTCATAGCATCTGCTACACCTGCTCCTGCTGCTAAAAGACCTATTGGACCTCCTAGTAACGTACCTCCAATTTGAAGACCTTTTTGTAACATTGGGTCCATAGGAGTAAGAACACTATCTACATAACCAGTCATACCAGATGATTTTGTCCAGTCTATATCTACACCCCAATCTTCTGGCTCAGGTAAATCTTCACCACGACCACCATCGTCATCGTTATTTTTATATGTAGTAGGACTTATAATACACATCTGTGATTTTTCACTAAAGATTTGACCTGGAGGACATACTTTATTTACTACTGGGGCTACAGGTTCTACACTACCCTCTATTCTTGGAGCACCTGTTGAACCTGTTTGTAGAAAACTACCACCTAAAGTTTTAAATTGATCTTGAACTTTTGTGGGAGAAAAGATAGCATCGGAATTAGATCCTATGTAGCTTCCGCCTACAAGTCCACCTGGAGCCATACCCATCTGTGGCTCTGGTTGTTGTTCCATTGCCATTATTTCTTGTAGAAGTTGTTGTTCCTCTGGAGATAGATCATCAGTATTAGATGTTACAGCAGGAGCATCAATTGGCTCACCACCTATTCTACCATCTTGTTCCATCTTCTGCAAGCCCATTTTAGCTTCCATACGCATCTCTTCAAAGACTCGTACACCAAAGTAACGGACAACATCAGCAGGAACTACGTACTCACCCTCAGACAATTGTGTAGGGATGTCATCACGTACTTCACTAGCAAGTGAACCTGAAGGTATTTCATTACCTGATACTGGATCACGACTCATGCCATCATCTGCAATGCCACCTTCTTCAAACATTTTCATCTGGTTTTCCATTGTATTTACTGAGCCTCCTTTGGCAAATCCTTTTGTTGAGCTATAACCTTGTGGCCTTAGCTCTGCAGTTTGAGTAGGTTTTAATTTACTTAATGAGCTATCAAAAACCATACTGCCAAGAGTAAGGGTTGAATTATTTTTTGTTCCAATTGTTTTTGGAGGGTCTTCATAGAGAGAACCTTTTGCATGTTCTATAGCATCAAGTCTTTGAGACTTTGTAAAACCATCAAGTTTAATTACATTTGCACCAATTAATTCTACGTAGTCCTCATTTAAATCCAAGGACTTTGCCGTAGAATCAACAAGTACTTGAGGTAGTGTAGGATTTAAATCTGAAGTTTCTTTATCAAATCTTTGAAAATTACGAAAAACAAACTCTTTGCCAGATCCATCTTTAAAAATATCTCCAGGTTTAATCTCAGAAACTTTTTTTGTAGCTTTAGTTTTGTTTAAAAATTCTCTTATACTAAGACCTACAACTTCTTCGTAGTCTTTAAATTTTTTATCTTTATAAATCCAACCACCGCTGTTATTGCCAAAAGCATTTATATCATACTCAGGATCTATTTTAAATACTATGTCTGTAACATTAGGTCTTTGTACAAGTTTTTTATCCATTACACCATAAGTAGGATTTAATTCAAAATTATTCTGAGCAGTCATTTTATTGTACGGCCAACTAAAACGTTTTTTTGCAATAGGAGAATCTTGAATTATACGAGTCTTCTGCATTACAGGACTCAGGTCTTCTCTCATACCCTGATCAAAATCTCTCCTAGCCTGAGTTAGTCTTGATTCTATTTCTCCAGATTCATTATAATAATATTCCCTAGAAGCCTCCTCACGTTTTTTTAAAAAAGTATCTCTTTCGTTATCAATTTTTTTAAGTTTTTTTACTACAGCTTTTTTAACATCATCCGCTAATGTTATATTTAAATTTTTTAAAGTTGTTTCAAGTTGTACAACAGAATTTACACTTGACTGTATAAGATTGAAAAGTTTATTTGTTGACGTAGGTGGAGGAGCTATGTTTAAAGATTTATAAACTTCTCTTTTTTCATCTAAAAAACTTTTTAGATTAAAATCAATAGCTACATCTGGGTTTGTTCCAGGTGCAAAACCTTCTCTTGATTGAACTGCGTGTTGAATTTCGTGTAGTAGTGTAGACCTAATTGCGTCAGGATCTGTTAGTTGTTCAGATATTTTATGTGTACCTGTTTTAGGATTATACTCACCTAAAATATTATCATCATCAAACTGAGCATTTAAAACTACTATCTGATTTTTTAGTTCAGGATAATTTTTAAATAATTTATCGTGTTTTAAAAGATCTCCTAATCTCCATACTGAAGATCCTGGACCATGATATTCACCATTATATTCAGTATCATAAGCAAGAGGCTGTGGGCCATCACTATCAAAATATATACTATCTGGGTCAGACCAAGTATCATTATAACCTGCGTCTACCTCTATAAGATATTTACCATCAGCATCTGTTTTCTCCATTGCTGCAGGTAAAGTTGCCTTGCTGTCATCAATTTCAAATCGCCACTTTCCATCTACGTCATCAAGCCACCAACCAGTTTCTTTCCAAGTTTGTTGTGGCTCTGCACCTTTAACAGACATTTCTTCTGCTTTTGAAAATGGACCTTTTGTTATAGGTTGTAAAGCATTAGCTCCACCAAACATCCGTAAAGAGTTTGCAGGTGCTCTCCCAAGGGTACTCATTGCACCCCCGCTACCAGCAATGCCATATACATCACCCATAGTAACGTCAGATAGATTTCTTTCTCCTGATGCTATATCTGCAGGAATACTAACAGTATCATATATAGAACCTGCAACAGCTTTAGTTGTATCTACAACTTGTTTTTTTGTAGGTAGAAAAGGATCATCGGCATACTCTTTTATTGCAGGTACAATATCTTCTTTAAATTTAATAAGGTCTGTTCTTTGATCTTCTTTATACATTATTGTATATGTTGAACCATCTAATTTAGATCTAAATACTGGATGACCAGCATCATCCTCTGAGATTTTTTGATCAGAGCCTGAAGCAGTCATAGGTAAAGTAAAAGATTCAAGATTTAAATTAGCATCACTTAAAGTAGAACCTAAAGGTATTCCAAAAATATCAAGTTCGCTTGGCTCTTCAACATCTGTTTCAGGTTCATTATTAAGACCAATATAACTTTTTAAATAGTCCGTAAAAGACTTTTCAGGTTCAGCCATTGATATATTCCCTAAGCTGTTTTAGTTTACGAAAAGCAGATGCTTGTCCCTGTAACCTATATAAACTTTCTGAATCTGAAGCCTGTTCCATCATCCTATGTACATCAGATAATCTTTTATCCATTTCTTCTAAAAAAGAATCCCACAATGGTTTATCATTTACTAAAGACTTTAGGTTGTTCATGCAGCACCTTGTCCAGTGTTAGCTGTAAACCCAGGTTCTCCTGGTGTAGGTACTGAACCAGTCCCTATGTTACCACCACCACTGCCCTGAGTATCACCTGCTTGTGCTCCTGCTGGACCAGTCTGGGGTGGTAGAGGTTGTCCATCTGGACCTACTTGAGGTTGTGGTGCTGGGGCTGGATTAGCTTCTCTCCACTTCTTTAAGATTTCTGCTTGTATAGATGCATCAGACATGGAGTTTACAATCTTGTCTGGATCAAGATCCATAGACTTAGCAATCTCACGAATAATATAATCCATCTTAGCAAATGGTGCTAGTACTGGATTCTGTACAACTTGTAAGAAAGACATCAGTCGTTGGCTTCGTACTTCGTTAGCCATCAAGCTTTCTGTACCACGAGCCTTAACATCAAGATCACCTTTGATCTCTTCGTCATAGTCAAACTGCATGTTAAAGTTAAAGAAAGCTTTAGACAATGGACCTAGTAAATAATCATCAACGTTCTTTACAACATTACGAATACTACCATTAGCTGCTGACATAAGCATAGAGATACCAGAAGCAGTACGTCCTACACCAGTTACACCTGTTTGTCCGTGGGCAAAGGAAGGGAAACCTGTAGACTCATCTGATAGTACACGAGCCTTATCAAACATCTGCATGTTCTCATTAGATACGTTAGGAAATTTAGTACCGAAGAGAGCTTGTCCTGGTGCACCCCCTTGACGCCTAAAGACTTTTCCAGGATACACAGACAGGTCTTGTCCAGGAACTAGGTTAGTCTCATCTACTTCAATCAACATATTACCTGACAGTGCAGCATTGTCAACAGCCATACGCATAAAGCCATTCATCAAGGTCTGAGTGTCATCCATATTCTCTGCAATACCCACACCAAATAAGCTGTAAGGACTTACTTCGTAAGGTACAGCATAGTAAGGAATATTTGTAGGGGTAAACGGATTCATAACTAGTCGAAGAACTTGACCGTTACATATCCAAATATTAACAGAGACTTGATCTAGATCTTTTAAGTTATCTGGGATATCTACATCATGACCTTTAAGAACTTCTATATCTACATTGCCCCAGAACTCTAATACTTCAAAGCGTTGTGTCTTAGTTTCATAAGAGTCATCTTCCATAGCCTGTTCCCACCACTCTTTAGAATAGGACTCACCCATTCCAACTGCAGTGTCGATAGAATTATTACGGAAGAAAGGTCTACGTTTAAGCGCACGTAATTGTGTACGTGACATCTTGTGTCGTTCAATTACATACTCAGCTTCATCCATATTATTTGCATCAGGATCTGGATAAAAATTCCAAATAGATACAGAAGAAGTTTGAGGCATTGTTTTAATTATAGGTTTGTATTCACCCTCTACATACTTAGGGTATTCTTTATCTACAGCAAACGGACCCTTCATAACACCTGTACCAAACAATGCACATTCAAAAGCAGCAACACGTAGTTGCTTGTTCGCATTAGATTCCTCTAGTTGATCATGGATTTTCTTTTCCATTTTCTTTGCAGAGATCATTGCAGGATGCAAAGTAACTTCTGTAGCTGTATTACCTGTACCTTCTTTAAGAATATCTGCTACTGGTCCAAGTTTATTCTTAAGACCTGCAAGACGTTCACGTAAGTCTACAACAGTTTCTCCAGGCATAAGCCTAGTTTCTTCTGAACTAAACTCTGCCTTAGCTTTTTGCATATCAGGATTAGATTCAAAGTTTACAGACTCGGCAACACCTTCAGGTAAAGTAGTAGGGTCAACTGTAATTGGAAATTTGTTATTGCCAAAGAGGACTTCTACTATCTGACCATAAGCAGCAAGAACTTTTGTTTTAGTAACCTTAACAAATATGCGAGACTTCTCCGTAGAAGTAAACTGTACATCTGGACCATATAAACCTCTGTAGTTACGGTATGATTGTATCCAACGTCTTTCATCAGCCTCTCGATAAGTAGAAGCTTTATAGTAATGTCCTTTTACAAAACCAACAACAGTTCCTGTATCTGGATCAGAGTAACTATCTTCATCTGTATCTTCTATTGCATTAGACTCTATTGAATCCATTGTCATTCCATCTTCAAAAAGATCATCTTCTGCCATTGTTTTTCCTTAGTAACCGAAGGTTGGGTCGCTTGCTTGAAACCCTGAATTAGATGCGGGGTTGTAATCAAACAAACTACTTCTAGGTCTTGTCATAACTCCGTATCTCAAAGCATCATACAGGTGGTCTTCTGCATTTGTATCTACATCTTCTGGATTCTTTTTATCCAGAGGTATAGCAGGTAGTTGAGAGATTACATTAGAGCAGGTATTAAAAAATACTAATCTAGGTTGTTCTGTAAATTCATCTACTTGTAATCTTCTATGTAATTCATTCTTGCCTGATACACGAGAGCCTCTTGATCTATCTGCTGGTCTCCACCTGCATCCCTTCATAATCATTTGTTCTGCCAGAGATGGACCAGTATCACCACGTTTATGCCACAAAGAACTATCAAGCACACCATACCGTATTTTCTCTTCTGATTCAACCTCTAATATCATATCTGCTAGATCAGTAGCAATAACTTTAGATACATACATCTCTCTGTAGATAATTAATTGTTCATCAGGAGCTACTGCAATCCAAACAACACCAGTGTAAGAACCATAACCGTAGTCACATGCACGAAACTTAGCCCAGCCACTAGGTATATCAAAGGGTTCAACAACATGTATCTGTCTATTAAACTCTGGAAAGGCTGCACCTTCGTTAATGTCCCAGTCACCTTCAAGTAACTGCCTTCGTTGGTGTTCAGGTAGCGACAAAAGGTTAGCTTCGTACATACCATCATCTGCTAGGTATGGGTTATCAAACAAAGTTGCAGGTATAAACCTACGTTTGAATAAGGGTTCCCCTTCTCTAGTGTGACCCTTGGGCCAAGTAATAGTTTCTTTTGTTTCTGGGTCTGTAGCCCAAAAAGGTTTGTTAGGAACCTCAGGATCAATAAAGGTTTTCTTAACCCACTGGTGTCCAGGTCCACCTGGATTGCTTGTTGCCCTCATGTTAAGGGGTAATCCTGAATCTTTGGTAGTTCTTAACCTTGAGCGCATGTAGTCCCAAGGGTATGGCGTAGGCCACTGTGTTAACTCGTCAAAGCCAATCCAATTAAAGGCCTGACCTTGGTATCGCATCACATCGTCGTCTCTATCTAGGTAGGACATCCACAGAGTAGCACCTGAGGGTGCAACCCATGTCTTATCCCGTTCCATAAACTTAATCCCAGGTATTGCTTTAGGATAAAGGAGCTTGGAAACAGATATAAGCTCTCTTAACTCCTCTGTACTCCTACGTACCAGCAACATAGTGGCATGTGGGTTGTTTAACCAACGTACTGGGTCTGCAATCATGGCGTATGACTTGCCACCCCCTGCAGAACCACCGTATAGTACCTCTTGTTCAGTAGATGCTAGGAAATCTGTCTGTGGACCTGGATTAGGCTCAAAGATAATCTCTCTAATTGCTTTCTCTACCTCAAACTCAGGCGGCTTGACCTGTGCTGGCACTGTTATCTTTTCTAACTCTTGCACCGATACGTTGGTTTTCGAGCTTTTCGGCTTTCTCTGCGGCTTCTTTGTACTTTTCTGCATAGAAGCGTTGGATTGAAGCTTCTTT